CTCGTAAATACTTTGAATGGTGGGAAGCAAAGAATACTCAAGGACTTCCATTGAAACGTGACCACAAGAACCGTTCGCTTGGTTTTGCCTATTCTAAATTGAAAATTGATAAAGATTTAACTCGTACAGAACATCAACGTGGAATTTATTTTGCTCCACTCTATGATGATGCCTATGACTTTTTACGTAAAGAAAAAACATTTGATACGTTAACAAAAAGTTTTGACACAAGCACCGAGGCTTTGACCAGTATATGGAAAAAAGATTATGCTAAAGGTCGTATTTCAATGCTAAAGAAAAAGAATACAGTATCGTATGAAAACCTATTTTATGATGATTTAATTTATCTAACATGGGAACAAACTAAAGAAAAATATCTAGGACAAGTTGGTAGATAATGTACTTGACAAGGTGTTCATTTTGTAGTATTATGTTAATGTTTTTAATAAGGATATATTATGGAAATTAAAATTTCAAAAGAAGATTTACAAAAGAAAAGTCTGTTTATTGCAACGCCTATGTATGGCGGTGTTTGTCATGGACTATACATGAAAGCTTGTTTAGACTTACAAGGTTTGCTATCGCAATATGGCGTAACAGCAAAATTTTCATTCTTGTTTAATGAATCATTAATTACTCGTGCTAGAAATTATTTGGTTGATGAATTCTATAATCGTTCAGATTGTACACACATGTTATTTTTGGACTCAGATGTACATTTCAATCCACAAGATGTGATTGCCATGTTGGCTCTAGATAAAGATGTCATTGGTGGTCCTTATCCTAAGAAAGCTATCAAATGGAAAAACATTTTGACTGCTATCAAAAAGAATCCAGATATTGAGATTGGTGAATTGGAAAAATTAGCTGGTGATTTTGTATTTAATCCAGTTAAAGGTACATCACAATTTTCAATTGCAGACCCATTAGAAGTATTAGAAATTGGCACTGGATTTATGATGATTAAACGTGAAGTTTTATCAAAAATGGAAAAAGAATATCCAGAAATTAAATATAAACCAGACCATGTAGGCCAAGCACACTTTGATGGGTCACGTTACATTCATGCTTTCTTTGACACAGTAATTGACACTAAAGACAGTATTACTGGCGGTGGTTCAGAGCGTTATCTTTCAGAAGATTATATGTTCTGTCAAATGTGGCGTAAGATGGGTGGTAGTATTTGGTTATGTCCATGGATGAGAACTGCTCACATCGGAACATATCATTTCCAAGGAGATATGCCAGCAATTGCAAATTACGTAGGTGAGATGTAATGGCGGTTATTGGTTTAGTTGGATTTATTGGCGCAGGCAAAGGAACTGTTGGTGAGTTCCTTCGCCTGCAAGGTTATACACAAACATCTTTTGCTGGTACATTGAAAGATACGGCTTCGGCTATGTTTGGATGGGACCGCAATTTATTAGAAGGCGACACAGCTGAATCAAGGATATTCCGTGAACAAAAAGATGATTTTTGGTCTTCTCGCTTTGGTTATGATTTTTCTCCTCGTCTGGCACTTCAATTGCTGGGCACTGAAGCAGGCCGTGATGTTTTCCATAAAGATGTTTGGATTTATGCTCTAGAAAATCGTATTCGACAATTACAACATGTAGTTATTACGGATACAAGATTTCCTAATGAAATTGAATTCATTCGGTCTAGAGGCGGAGTGATTGTTGAAGTAAAACGTGGTAAACGTCCTGAATGGTATGAAACTGCATTAAAAAATAATCAATATACTTATGCAGGAAAACAACATGTTCTGGAAGATAAGAACGAAAAAATGGAATACAAATATCCAAATATACATGTTTCAGAATGGTCGTGGATAGGCCAATCAATTGACTATACAATTGAAAATAATGGAACGTTAAGTGATTTGAAAGTAGCGGTTGATAAAGTATTGACAGCAATTGATAACCGTGATACAATTAATATATTACATAATGAAGGAGTTACAAATGAAGTTTTCTGATAAAACCGTTAATCTGTTGAAGAACTTTTCAACAATTAATCCTGGCTTGTTTTTTAAACAAGGCAACACAATTTCAACTATGTCACCGCAAAAGAATATTTTGTGTGAGGCTGTTGTTGAAGATACATTCCCACAAGATTTTGGTATCCATGATTTGAATAATTTCTTATCTGTGTTATCACTCAATAAAGACCCCGATGTTGAATTTGATGGCAAAAACGCAATCATCAAATATCTAAATGGTCGTTCAAAAATTAATTATCGTTTTACTGAAGCGTCAATGATTGTTTCTCCTCCAGAGAAAAAGATTACTCTACCATCAGTTGATGTTACATTCAGTCTGTCTGAAGAAGACTATGCTTGGATTCAAAAGACGGCATCTATCCTACGTTCACCTAACGTTGCTGTAGTTGGTGATAATGAAACAGTATCACTAGTAACATTTGACTCTGTGGATGACTCTGCCGCCACTAACACGATTGATATTGGTTTGACAACTGACAAGAAGTTTAAACTAATTTTCAAAACAGAAAATCTAAAAATGGTTCCTGGTGCATACACAGTGGATATTTCATCTAAAGGTATTGCTCATTTCAAGAATACTAAAGAAACTATTCAATATTGGATTGCTACTGAGTCTGGTTCATCATTCGAGGAATAATATGAGTACACAAGTAAACACAATCTTTGGTGATTTTAAAGAAGATGACCTAAAGATTATTCGTGAGGCTATTGAAGAAATCTCATTACATTATCAAAAAATTGAAACTGAAAACCAAGCTATTAAAGATATTGTGGAATCAGTTTATGACCAATACAAACTTCCTAAGAAGATTGTAAAACGTTTGGCAAAAGTACACCACAAGAATACTTTTAGTCAACAAGTGGTTGAAGATAAAGAATTTGAAGCATTATATATTGGTGTTACGGAAGTAAAATAATGTATCCATTGATTATTGATAATTTTTTACCATCAATGTATCAACAATCAATTGAAAGCTTGGTTACAGGTTCAGAATTTCCTTGGATATTTAATAATTATTCAGTAAGTCAAGAACCTTTAACCCAGTTCTTTCATATAGATGAACCGTATAAAGAACATATACAATTTAGACATATTTTTGTTTATGATGGTAAAATTAAAAGTGATTATTTTAAGTATATTGTTCCTTTGTTTTCGGCATTTGAACAAACCACTGGCAAAAAGATTAAATCTTATTTTCGAATTAAAGCAAATTTATTGATGCCTCAATCGGGAACAACAGTGCAACAACCACATGTTGACAATATGTTAGAATATACTAGGTCTTCAATTGTTACGGATAAACTAACATTATTGTATTATGTTAATGATTCCGACGGAGATACCATATTATACAATCAACACTATAGCGGAAAACCTATCGGATTAGTAACTGAACAACAGAGAGTTTCTCCTGTAAAGAATCGTGCAATAATATTTGATTCAAATCAAGTTCATGCTGGTTCATGTCCAAACAATTCTGATTATAGGATGGTTATAAATATAGTTTTAGAAGTATAGTTTTTGTGTGGCTTTTTTTATTATTATGGAGTATAAGTGATGAATGAACAAATATTGTGGACCGAGAAGTATCGTCCTAAAAAAGTCGATGATTGTATTCTACATGATTCAATTAAAACCACCTTTCAAGAGTATGTCAAGAAAGGTGAAATCCCAAATTTACTATTGTCCGGTTCGGCTGGCGTAGGCAAAACAACGATTGCAAAAGCTTTATGTAATGAAGTTGGTTGTGATTACATTGTTATCAATGGTTCAGATGAATCTGGTATTGATGTTCTCCGTAATAAGATTTAGAACTATGCCTCTTCTGTATCCTTGTCTGGTGGGCGTAAAGTTATCATCATTGATGAGGCAGACTATCTAAATCCAAATTCAACTCAACCGGCGTTGCGTGGTGCAATTGAGGAGTTCTCCAATAACTGTTCTTTTATTTTTACTTGTAACTATAAAAACAGAATTATTGACCCAATTCATTCTCGTTGTACTGTCATTGATTTCAAAACAAATGGACTTAAAGCTAAACTAGCATCTCAATTCTTTAAACGTGTTGAGTGGATTCTCCAACAGGAAAATGTCACATATGATACTGATGTGGTTGCTTCTGTTATCACTAAACACTTTCCAGACAATCGTAGAATTTTAAATGAATTGCAACGATATTCGGCTTCTGGAACAATTGATAAAGGATTGTTGGCTAACGTATCAGAAATCTCTTTAACAAATTTAGTTAAGACCATTAAAGACAAAGATTTTACATCAATGCGAAAATGGGTCACACAGAATTTGGATAATGATCCGGTTAGAATTTATCGTAAAATTTATGATGGTCTTTATGAGCATTTAAAACCTGATGCAATTCCACATGCTGTTCTTATTCTAGCTCGATATCAATATCAAGCGGCTTTTGTGGCAGACCAAGAAATTAATCTTGTTGCTTGCTTGACAGAATTCATGGTTGAGTTGGAGTTTAAATAAAATGGCAGACCTATTTAAAGAGGTCATTCCTGCCATTTTGCAAACCAAAAAGAATGTGTTACAAGATGAACAGGATGTAAAGAAGTATGATGCCTTTATTGTTAATAAAGCTTTATCATTTCATGTGGATTGTGTATTATATGCAAATGAAATGAATAAAAATCATACTTTGGATAATGACCTACAATTCCAATATTTTCTAAATACCTTAAGACCAATGAAGCGGAAGTATCAACCGTGGCAAAAGGCAGAAGTAAATAAGGATTTAGAACCTATTAAAGAATATTTTGGTTTCTCTAATGAAAAAGCAAAGCAGGCTTTACAAGTTCTAAACGATGAACAAATCACTTTAATAAAAGAAAAAACAAACAAAGGTGGAGTGACCAAATAATGATTCGTATAGAAGATATGGTTGAAGTGACGTTAAATGAGAAAGATGATTTCTTAAAGGTCAAAGAAACCCTTACCCGCATTGGATTGGCATCAAAAAAAGATAATACACTTTATCAATCTTGCCATATTCTCCATAAACAAGGCAAATATTACATAGTGCATTTTAAAGAATTGTTTGCGCTAGATGGCAAACCATCAGACATTACCGAAAATGATA